CCGGTACGTCGAACTCGAAGCCCACGGTAATAGTGGCGCCTGCCGCCGGGGCGGAGGTGAAGGTGACGATGCCGGTCGTGGTGTCCACCGACCAGCCCGAGGTTGCCTCAACGCCGTCGATGGCCACGAGAACCGTGCCCGCGACCGGCTTCGTGATCGTCCGGGTCCAGGTCTGGCTGCCCGAGGCGTAGAGCTTCACCAACTGGAACGCTGTCGTCGCACCGTCGCCGGTGCCGATCACCTGATCAGTCGCCGATGGCGCTCCCGAAGGCAGGCAGGACTTCCAGTCGGCCCAGTCCTTCCAGCGGAAGCCGTGGAGGCGCCCGTTCCTGGCCTCGAAGAAAGCGACGACGACGGCGAGGTCGTCGGCCCGCCGGATGCCGTAGGCAACATCGTAACGCCGTCGGCTGTTTGCCCAGCAGGCGTTGCGTTCCTCGTCGCCCGAGGCAAGCTCGACGATCTGGGTGCGCCGTTCCGGTCCGCCCCGCGCGCCCCGGCTGATATCGTCGGGAAACCGCACCTCGTGAAACGCCATGGCTCAGAGCCCCCTGCGTCCGAGCGACACCGCGCGGGCGATGTCGGCGGCGACCTGGGCGCGGCTCTGCCGGAAGCTCTCGGCGTCGCGGGTGTTGATGTTGATGGTGATGCCGCCACCAGCGCCATAGGCTTGCGCCTCGCGGCGCGACAGCACCCGTTCGCCGCGCTGCAGGATCGCGGGAACTTCGTCGGGCCGGAGGCCCGCAAAACCAGAAGTGGGCCGGAGACCAGCCCAGCCACCGCCATGCATCCGGGGCGCCGCCGCAAAGGCCATGGCGGGAACCATGCGCGCGGGTGCCGGCCCGCCGACCACGCCGCCCGCGTGGAACACCCCGGCGAAGAGCCCGCCGGCGCCCCCGAGAATGCCGCCGAGAGCGCTCGCCATCGGTCCGAGGATGAAGCGCCTTGCCGCGAGCCGCGCCAGGTCGGCGATCAGCGAGGTCACGAGATCGCGGAAGTCGAGCTTGCCGGTCTTCACGAACTCGGCCACCGCATTCTCCGCGCTGCGAAACGCGCCGACCAGGCTCTGGCCGATATCGGCGCCGATGTCGCGGGCCTTGGCGGCGTAACCGGCCAGCGTCGCGGTCACCGCCGCCCAGCCGGTGACCGCCTGGTCCGCGCCATCCGCATTGGCCGCTCCCGCAGCCCGGCCCGCCTGACCGGCGGAGTCGAGGGCTTCCGTCACCCGGTCGGCCGCCGCCGCGGCCTCATCGAGCGCATCCGCGCCATCCTCGCCCGCGCCCTTCATCGCGTCGCGCAGGGCAGTCATCGATTCCAGCGGCCGGGTGATATTGCCGGCAAGAATATCCGCCTGATCCCCGAGATTGCTGGCATAGAACTGGAACTCCTCCGCCGTCCTGCGCAGCTGGTCCACGGCCTGGCCGGCGAAGGCCGCGTCAAATCCGATATCCATCGCCAGACCGTCCATGCCGGGGATCCTGAACAGTGCGCCGGAGATGGTCTTGAGAAACCGCGCCCACTTGTCCTGCATGGCGGCCAGCGCTTTGAGCCAGGTGGCCTTGAGGCGGTTGGCAACAGCGCGCATGCGCAGGACGATGGTCCACGCGCCGTCGCCGATGCGCTCCCACACTTCGACGGCCACGTTCTTCAAGAGCTCCAGCGCCTCGCCAAAACCGCCAGCGCCGCGTACGAGCTTCGTGAACTGGTAGATGAGTTCGCCCGCACCGACGATCAGCGCGCCGATCCCGGTGCGAATGAGCGCGCCGCGTAGGACGACGAGCGCGGTGGCCAAGCCGCGCACCGAGAGGGCCGCAGCAGCCAGCCCGGCAACCCAGCGGCTGGCGAGGAAAGCTGCGAAGCTGGCGGCATAGGTGGTCAGCCGGCCGATGTTGTCGAACAATCCGGTGATGGCCTGGCCCAGCGGCCCGGTGCGGCTGGCGAGCGTGGCCATGGCATCGGCCACCGCTTCGAGCGCGGGCGCCGCGGCGGCGGCGAGCTGGTTCGACAACCCACGCCAGATCAGGCCAAGCCGCGAGATCGCATCGTTCGTCCGCTCGATCTGGTCGGCGTCGGCTTCCGAGACCACAACCCCGAAGGCACGCACGTCCTCGGTCGCCTGGCGCAGCGTCGCGGTGTCGATCCGACTCATGGCAATGGAGCCTTCCTCGCCGAAGAGTTGGCCCGCGACGGCGGCGCGCTCGGCGGCCGGCACAAAGTCCTCGATGGCGGCATTGATCGCGCCCACGCGCTCGTCGAGCGGCAGCGCCAGCAGCTCGGACGCAGAGAGCCCGAGCCGCTCGAGCGCCTGCGCTGCGGGACCACCACCCGCCGCGGCCTGGCTCAGCCGTCGCGTCAGGTCCTTCGTGGCCTGCTCGATGCCGGACATGGACACGCCAGCAAGCTCGCCCGCGCGCTCCAGTGTCTGGATCGAGGCGACGGTTGTTCCGAGTGACTGCGCGAGCTTGGCCTGTGCATCCACGGTTTGCAGACCCGAGCGGACCATGGCGACGCCAGCGGCCGTTGCAGCGGCGACAGCGGCAGCGGCGGCAACACGAACCCGGCGCGCGAAACCCGCGAGCCGGGCGTTCGCCGCCTCCATCTCGCGGCTGAGGCGCCCGAAGCCGCGGGTGCCGGCCTCGCCCACGCTTTCCAGTTTGGCGCGCACCTGCCTGCCGCCGACTGCGGCGAGGCGGACGCTAACCCTTTTCTCGGCCATGCGCGTGTTCCATCTGTTCGTTGAGCCTGGCGACCATCACCGCTTCGATGACGGGCAGAAGTTCGGCCGTGGCGATCGGTGCGATGCCGAGGGCATTACCGAGCGCCAACGCCGCCGACATATCCCACCCGATCACCGCACCAGGCAGCACCCGGAGCTGCCCTCCGAGACGACCGACGAGGTCCCAGACCTGCCAGCCCTCAAGCGTGAGCGGCCGGTTCAGCCCCGCCGGGCAGCCTTCGCAGGCGCCGCGGGGCTCGCAGCCATCGCAGTATCGCTCGCCCCCGCCGAAGGACCACTCGGCGAGAGAGCGGAGGCGTTTTTTTCCTGCTCCAGCAGCAGGCCCTTGGAGACGTAAGAAAGCTGGAAGGCCTCGAAGAGCGGCCAGAGGTCAAGCAGCGCGTCGATGGCTTGCGCGCTGACGGGGATGACATTGCCTTCCGCATCACCGACGCCCTCCCAGTCGAGGATCGCATTGCGGGCCAGCGCCTTGGCAAAGGCCAGCGCGCTTTCCTCGTCACCAGCATCCTCGCCCAGCGCCTGTACGGCTGGATCATTCCGAGCCGCCACCATCAGGGCGGTGGTCAGTGAGCGCAGTTGCACCCGTACCCCATGGCCAAGGTCCAGCCACGCGGGTTCATTGGAAAGATCGAGTTTCGACATGGTCAATAACTGCTCACCTGGTTCTTGAGAACGATTGTGCACATCTGCCCGGCCACGGAATCGTATGCCGCCTGCCAGTCGAAACTGGCCTGGATGCCTTGCGGACCCTGGATTTCGACCCGGGGACGCGGCAGGTAGACCGCATGCGCGGTGATGGTCAGGCTGACATTGGCGGAAATGGTCCACGAGAACTCAAGGCTGGCCGAGGTTCCGTTCAGCGCCTGGGTCATGAGGGTGTTGTCCGCAAACCGCACATCGATCTTGCCGGTCAGCGCGGCGATGGAGGGGTCTGCCCCATCGATGCGCCCGTCGGAGCGGATGGTCTCGATCCGCTCGACGTTGTTGGAATAGGTCAGGTCGGCTGAAACGATGTTGCCCAGCGCGGTGCCGTTGCGCTTGATCGCGCCGTTGAAATGGCCGAAGCGCTGCAGGGCGTAACCCGTGGGCGTTCCGGCCGCCGTGGCAGTAGCGACATTCTCACCCTGGGCCACCAGCTTGACGTCGGCCGTCAGCAGCCCCGAGCGCTGCATGGAGATGCTCATCTGATCCAGCACGCAGCCCGTATACATGGCAAAACGCTGGATCTCCGGCATCGCCACCTCGATCGCCATGCTGGGGAGCGACCACGATCCCGACTTGAAGGTATGGGTCTTGTTCGTCGTACCTGTCGTCGTCGGCGCTCCGAAGGCCGCCTTGAGCCAGAAGCCGAAGGCCTCGGCATCGAGCGGCACCTTGATGTCGCCATCGGCCGTCACCGCGTCCTTGATCGGGGCCAGCGGATCGCGGCCGTAGCCGAGCAGTTCCGAGGCCAGCAGGGGTTGCTCGGCCCCCAGCGAGGCACTGGCAAAGGGCATCTACATGAAGCCCGAGGCCGGCGCAGTGCCATAGGTGGTCTCGAACGCGGCCGCCAGCTGCGATCGCGCGCCTTGGGCGCGGGGCATGGTGTTCTCCTTGAATGGTCGGGATCAGGCCAAGGGATCGGCCGTGGTGTAGTGAAGGACGACGGGTATCACGGCCGCCTTCAGGCTCGCCGCGCCCTCGACGGGCAGATCGACGGGGCGCGGCGCCCCCGCCTCGATCCAGTCACAAAGACCGCCCAGCGTGCGGTCGGCGGCGAGCGCAGTGCCAATGCTGGCGATCAGCGTGTCAAAATCGGCGTCACGTTCCACGCCTTGGACCACCGCCTCTATCTCGGCGCGGTGCTGATAGTGGTAGGCCAGGGGCGACAGCGTCACCTCCGGCTCCCCCGGCTCGCCGTCGCGCAGGATCAGCAGGCCCCCGGCCGGGACGCGTTCAGGCAGCACCTCGCCCCGCAGGACGGTGGCGGGCACGATTTGCAGGGTCGCAAGCAGCGCCTGCAGGATGGTTTCGCGAAGGGTGGGCATTGTTGCAAACCTCGCGTTTTTCTTGGTTTGTTGCCTGCTGGAAGCACCGAACGGTTAGGTGAACGCTTCTTTACCGTCTACCGCTACAAACCGTCGCGCGGGTCAGCGGGAGGCTCCATGCAGAACATTTTTCGGGAATTCCTCCGCCACGGCGGAAATGGTCAGTTCGTCCTCTTTATGCACAAGGGGATGGCGTACGGGTATCGCGCTCACATTTCGGCCAAATCTCTTGTTTCCGGCTATTCCGAACTTCGCGCCGATTTCACCGACCAACTCGACCGCGTCATCGACGAAAACACCCGGATGCTGCTGAACGCGCTGACGCAGCCGGACTCCGTGCCTTGGGTAACGGAAACGGACCTGCGTGATGTTTCCGACGCGAAGGAAGAAGCGCTCCGCCAATGGGATGAGCGTCTGGCCGCCATCTTTGAGGCGTATCAAACCCATCCGCAGCGCCTGCGCCCGTTGCGAACAAGCATGGAAGAGCGCCTGCTCCGCGCCTTTGCGGGGCTGATCAATCAGCTTCGGCAACAAGACCTCGGCATCGAGCGTTACATCTGGCGGTCGCAGGATGATGCCAGGGTCCGCGCCAGCCACGCTGAGTATGACGACCATGTCTTCCGTTGGGACGAGCCGCCCGAAGGCGGCCACCCGGGTCAGGCACATAACTGCCGGTGCTATGCCGAGCCAGTGAGCCCCGGTACACCGAACGATGTCACGCTTGTGGATTACGTCTCCACTGCCGGGGGCTATCCTCTCCAAGACCTCGCCGAGCATGAGGCTGGGGGTGGGCACACAATTGAATTGCACGTCGGCAAGAGCGAGGCTTTCCTCATCGGCATGGTCACCGTGCCGCAAGCCAGGACGCTGTTCTACACGGTCTACCGCCGGCGCCACGGTACCTTCAGTTCGCTCGCGGCCGCCGAGAGGTTGACTAACGCGAACCTGTCCCGCAATGCAGACGTTGTGAATGCAGTTGCGACTGGACGAGTGGAGGACGCTTTCATTACAAGTACCTTTTCCAGCATCACTGGCCAAGAGGCATATCGGTTGACCCGAAGAGCTTCTTCACCGATTCGGCTGCGGACAACCTACGGCGTAGGGACGTATATTCGCCATGCACCGGACATGCCGAACGGATTCTTGATCATAACCTCCTATCCAAGGGACGAGTAACATGAAACCGCCGCAGGCCTTCCGTGATTTTACGTTGCAGTTCCATCAGGATATGGACTTAGTCTATCCGGACTGGGGAGCTGAGTCCCCTACAGCGCGCCATGCCATCTACCAGAGTTTCCGCCGGAGGTACGGTGACGAGGCGGTGCGTGAATTGAATGCATTTTTCGACAGGCTGCTATCCGACGGGGATGCCGACCTTGAGGAACTGTGGTTCAAAGAATCCAAAGCTGACTGGGTCATTTCCAGCGAAGGTATTCGGCGGCTTTTCAAGGATTTTCAGGCATGGGCTTCATCCTTGTCATAGTGCTCGCCTACAATCGCAATCTGCCCTCCACCCAGTTCGCCACGATCAGCCCCGGCACGCTGTCGAGCGCGCGCTCGGCGTCCCGGTCGAGGTTCAACCGCTTCGGCAACTTCACCTGCGGAACCAGCAGAAAGATCGGCACGGTGGCGCGGCCGCGGCCGGTCTTGGACCGCGACGCCACCCCCAGCCCGCGGCTGCTGAGCCGCCCGTCGGCCACGAGCAGGCTGGACCCACGGCGGCGATAGACGAAGCGCAGGCGCATCCCGCGGCGGCGTTCCCATTCGCCCGGCGTCAGCTTCGCACCGCGCCGCCCCTTGCCGGCGGCGGGGAGCGGGATCGCCAGCCAGAAGCCGTCGCGCGAGCGGATCAGCGGGCCGGTATCATGCGCGCCGACGATGACCGGGGCCCTGGACCAGACGAGTGCGGCGGCATTCAGGCTTTCGCCGGCCTTCGGGTAGGTCTGGCTGCGGATCGAGTTGGCCAGCCTCCGGCCAAGACCTGCGCCGGTGATCTGGCCACGCCATGCCGTTTTCAGGCCTGTCCCAGCCTCACGCATGGCGGCGGTGACCGCTTTCTCGCCCGCCTTCACCTCGGCGGCCATCGCGGCGACGAGATCCGGCGTGATGTCGAGCTTCAGCTTCATCGCGGGTCACGCGGGTCGCAGATCCACGGTCCAGACGAGCCGCTCGCGGTCGCGGACGGGCTCGCCCTGGATGAGGAAGGCTTCCCCGTCGATCTCGATCCTATCTCCCGGGCGCGGGGTCGGCACCTCGGCCACGCGCAGGTCCACCCGGTTCGTTTCCGACCAGATGCGCACCTCGCCGAAGCCGGTCACGTCGTCGGGCCGGCGCAGGATCGCGCGGACCAGTGACGGCATGCCGCCCTCGGCGGTGTAGACCACGTCGCGGCCGAGATGCGGGTCGGTGAAGAGCGCATCCACGGCCGCGGCAAACACGCTCATCAGTTGCTCGAGAAGATCCGCACCACCAGGCGCGGGCGCTTGTTGACGGGCAGGATCGAGGCCTCCGTCTTGACGTCGATGGCGCTGCCGTCGGGCCGTGCAAGCTGGCGGGCATAGATCGGCAGGCCGACGGTGTTGACGGTCTCCACAAGGTTCGCCGGCGCGCCGTAGGTGACGAAGGTGTCGGTGGTGCCGAGCGGGAAGGCGATGCCCTCGCCGGCGGGGATCAGCGTCTCGGTGGTGCCGGTCGAGAGCGTGACGGTGGCGTTGTATTCCTCGAACACGATGCCGCCGAAGGGGAAGCGGCGGCGGGTGTCCTCGCGCAGCGGCTGGGCGCCGGTGGCGGAGAAGTATTTCCACGCATCCTGAACCTTGGCATGCCCGATCAGCTTGTCGAAGAACTCAGGGGAGACGAGCGCCAGCACGCCGGACATGGTCTCGCCCTTGAGCTCGGTCTCGACCTGGCGCAGCACGGCGCGGATCTTCGCCTGCACGTTGGCCGAGGCGGTGCCGAGCACGAAGTCGGTCTCGAGCCGGGTGATCCCGAACTCGGTGAAATAGTCGTAGAGCGTGGCGCCGGCGCCGTCGCGCACGATGCCGCGGAGCGCGTTCACCTCCATGAACTCGCGGGTCTGGGCGTGCTTGATGCGCATCCGCGTGAGTTTCCGCTCCATCACCGTGGCCAGCGGATCGGCGGCATCGGCGACGCCGAAGCCCCGCACCCCCTGGATGTCCTGCGGCGTGATCACGTCGTCATGGGGGATCCAGGGCACGGTGAAGGAGCGCATGGTGCGGGTGTCCCGCCCGGCAACGGTGGCCGGGCCGCCGAGAGGCACGGTGGGCAGGAGGTTCAGCACCCCCTCGGCCTGCTCGATGATCACCGAACGCTGGGTGATGCCCTCGAATCGGAAGAGGCCCATCTGTCCGAGCCTGGAATAGACATTGGGCAGGATGTTGATGGCCTCGGTCATTTCCGCGAGCGTGTAGCCGCCCGCGTCAAAAGGGTTGGTGATGACGGTCATGATGTGGGTGTCCTTGTCAGATCAGG